GCAAACAAGATTACCGCTGTTGCTGGTGAAAGTGCAACAGGTAAAACATTTTTTGTAATGGGAATGGTGAAGTCATTCTTGGATGCAAACCCAGATGCTGGTGTTTTGTATTTTGAGAGTGAAAGTGCGATTACTAAACAGATGGTTATTGACAGAGGTATTGACCCAGAACGGATGGTCATTCTACCTGTCACAACTGTACAGGAGTTTAGAACTCAAGCAATTCGTGTACTGGATGATTATCTTGCACAAGATGAAGACAAGAGACAACCGATTATGTTGTGTCTAGATTCACTTGGTATGTTATCAACTACAAAAGAAGTAGAGGATACAAGTGAGGGTAAAGAAACCAGAGACATGACACGGGCTCAAGTTCTAAAGGCTGCATTCAGAGTACTCACTCTGAAACTTGGTAAAGCAAAAGTGCCAATGATTGTAACCAACCACACATATGATGTTGTAGGTTCTATGTTCCCAACAAAAGAAATGGGTGGTGGTTCTGGATTGAAGTATGCAGCTTCTTCAATCGTGTACCTGTCAAAGAAAAAAGAAAAAGACGGTACAGAGGTTGTCGGTAATATCATTCACTGTAAGAATCAGAAGTCACGTTTGACTGTTGAAAACAAGATGGTCGATGTGCGTCTGATGTATGAACGTGGTCTTGACAGATACTACGGTCTACTTGAACTTGCATTGAAGTATGGTATCTTTAAATCAGTATCCACTCGCATTGAACTACCAGATGGTACGAAAACATTTGGTAAGACAATTAATAATCAACCAGAAAAATTCTATACTGAGGAAGTCATGAAACAACTTGACGAAGCGGCTCAGAAAGAATTTAAGTATGGTAACCAAGAAGTGGAAAATGATAATGCAGTTCAAGAATCTGAATGAGAACTATATTCGTATCTACGATGATGTAATTCCACAACTCATGTGTCAACACATGATTGAAGAGTTTGAAAAGAATGAAGACCAGTTTGATAAACAAACACTGAAAGGTCATCGTTCTTTTACTCAAGTCAATTTACATCAATACGAAAACTGGAAACCGTATCAAGACAATTTACAATACGCTTTCAATACCTGTATCAATAGGTACATGGAAGAATGTGATGTGACTGATAAGATGTTCCCAGAACAATACGCATACGAAATGTATCGTATGAAAAGATACGAACCAAACGGTGTTGATGAATTTCATGACCATGTAGATGTTGGTAATTATGCATCTGCAAAACGGTTCTTGGTATTTTTTCTATACCTTAATGAACCAGAAGGTGGCGAAACAGATTTCCCTCAAAGGGGTGTATCTGTGACACCAAAGGCTGGTCGGTTGTTGATGTTCCCACCAATGTGGACACATCTTCATGCTGGTCGAAAAGTAACAGGTGATACTTCTAAATATATCGTTGGAAGTTATCTACATTATGTCTAAGGAGAAATTATGATGAAGGGTAAAATTGTATCCCTTGTAACACTTGCTGGTGAGTATATCGGCAAATTCATGTACGAAAATAATGGAAACATCACACTTGAAAATCCAAGGATGCTGGTAAACACACCAGATGGTAAAGTTGGATTTGCAAGAGGCATCTGCATGACAGGAAAAGAAAATCCTAAAACTGGTATGTTCTATGCTGGTGGAGTTGTTATCGTAACAGAAACTAATCCAGACTTTGCATCTGCATACACAGAAGCAGTAACAGGACTTGCAACACCATCCAAAGGACTTATCCTATAATGAAGGACATGAGTAAATACTTCAAGTATGTCGAGAACAAAGATAAACAATGGACAGGTATTGGCCTAACTAAAAAGGCGGGCAAGTATGAGGGTGTTGTATATCGTTACGGTAAAGTCAGTATTTCAGAAGACAAAGAAAATGAAAAGGCTACTTTACATTTTGAATGGGATATGTTAGATTCTAATGACTTACCAAAAGAGTTTTTTGGTGATGATTTTTTTGAACTTGCTGGTGATATTTTACATTATATTATGGACGAACAATTAAACGAGGGTGCATTACAATATGTCGATACAGACGATAGAGAGAACAACATTAACTAATCTGATTTGGGATGAGGATTATGCTAGAAAGGTAATCCCATTTATCAAACCAGAATATTATGCAGATAGAAATGAACGTGTAATCTTTGAAGAGATTACGAAGTTCACTGAAAAGTATAATGCGATTCCGACACAGGAAGCTCTCACTATCGAACTCGACAATCGGAAAGATGTCAACGATGATGAGTATAAAAAGATTGTGGACATCATTAGTTCACTGGAAAAAACTGATGTTGACACGCAGTGGTTACTCGACACCACAGAAAAGTTCTGTAAAGATAAAGCGATTTACAACGCCGTACTTGAAGGAATAGGAATTATTGATGGGAAGGATAAGGAACGAACACCAGAAGCAATTCCATCCATTCTATCAGAAGCACTCGCAGTATCATTTGACAGTCATGTTGGTCATGACTATGTTGAAGATGGTTCAGAACGATTTGACTTCTATCATAAGAAAGAAGAGAAGGTTCAGTTTGACCTAGACTACTTCAACAAAATTACAAAAGGTGGTTTACCACAAAAGACACTGAATATCGCACTGGCCGGAACTGGTGTTGGTAAGTCGTTGTTCATGTGTCACGTTGCATCATCCACACTTATGCAAGGTAAGAATGTTCTGTACATCACTCTAGAGATGGCAGAGGAACGTATTGCAGAACGTATAGATGCAAACTTAATGAACATAACTATGGATGACTTGCATACACTTCCAAAGAAGATGTTTGAAACACAGTTATCCAAGATAGAAAAAAAGACAAACGGAAAGTTGATTATCAAAGAATATCCAACTGCGTCAGCACACGTTGGACATTTCAGAAGTCTTATCAAAGAACTCGCATTGAAGCGTAGTTTCAAACCAGACATTATTTTTATTGATTATCTAAATATATGTGCATCTTCAAGATTCAAAGGAAATGCAAATGTAGGTTCTTACTTCTATATCAAAGCGATTGCAGAAGAACTTAGAGGACTTGCAGTAGAAACAAATGTACCGATTATGTCTGCAACCCAGACAACTAGAACTGGTTATACATCGACAGATATCGGACTTGAAGACACTTCAGAAAGTTTTGGTTTGCCTGCAACGGCAGACTTGATGTTTGCACTCATATCGACAGAGGAACTAGAAGACCTCAATCAGATTGTAGTCAAACAATTGAAGAACCGATACAATGACCCAACCATGAACAAAAGATTTGTATTGGGAATAGACAGAGCCAAGATGCGTCTGTATGATTGTGAACAGGAAGCACAGGAAGACTTAGTTGATAGTGGACAAGATGAAAACGTATTTGATAACACACCGTTTGCTGGAAAGAGCAAAGGATATGAAAAATTCTCTGACCTCAAGGTATAGAAAAAAAGAGAATATCAAATATTATCATGACATAAATTTACAAACAAAACGCTGGGAAGTTATCGAACTTCCTAGTCATCATGTTATTAAAACATTTATGTTTGAGGATGATGCCATGTATATGGTAAAAAGAATGAATAAAAATAAGCCTTTTGGTGATTATCCTGTACCTAAATTTCTAGTTGAGGGTTGACAGACAGACCCAAATCACCTATGATATAAATAGAAGTGTAATTTATATGGAGTGATTGAAATGTTGACACTAAAGGGATTTATCTCTGAAGCAACAATGGACAAAGCACAGTTGTTGAAAAGAGATAATATCAATGTCTTAAAAACTGCTATTGAAAATGGCACACCACTAGAAACCTCTAAAGGTAAAGTCGCACTTAAATGGATAAACGATTCTGACCGTTTATCGTTTGAGGGTGGTGACTTAGATACTGCATTTTACTCCAACAGACGATTTAAAAAAGTTTTCACCACACCAGATGGAGATGAACTTGGTTTGAATAATGTTACCAAGACATCTGAATTTGGCGGTGGTCGTGGTTCTGGTGGCGGTGCAGAAAATACAGATATCACAGAATGTCTTCAATGCATCTATTGTTCTGAAATTTTCAACGGAACAAATCCAGAAGATATTAATTTTAAAGCACTCAAATCATCTGACTTTGAAATTGATACAGATATGTCAAAGATTGAAGCTGCAGCAGATGAGGGATGGGTTGAGTCATCTACTCTAATCGCAGAAAAGATGAAATCAAATCTCAGAGGTAAGTTTACATTTCATAAGGGGTCTACTCTTGTTAAAAGTATTGAGTCAAAATTTAAAGCACTCAATAAAGTTGAGAAGGCATTTAAAAACGTAAACAAGTGGAATCCTGCTGATATCTATGCAGTTAAAAAAGGTTTCGTTCCAAACTTTTCACAATTTGAAACACTTGGAGAGTTCAATAATTACTTCAAAGAAATGTATGACGCACAGAACCTTGTTGGTATTTCGTTAAAGAAAGCATCTGGTTCAGTTACGGTCGTAGAAAATAACATAACTGGTTTCATTCGCAGACCAGTTACATTTGCTGGATACCAATTGTACAAGAGAACATTCTTTGGTTCAAAAGACATCTACATCACCATGAGGGGTGCTGGACAAATGCAGTTGAGAACCTTTGGTAACTTCCAATTCCAAGGTGAAATCAAAGGTAAAAGTGCAGCCGCTGGTAAGATTGGTGGTGGTGTCATTCTTGCAATCCTTGGTAAAGTTAAAGGTGTTACAACAACAAAAACCAATAACCAGATAAAGGCACTCGCAAGGAAACCAACCCCACAGTTTATGCAAGAGTTCTATGAGTTGTATTTAGCACTTGAAGAAAAAAGAAAACAGATGGATAAAGATGAATTTATGGCACAACTTGCAAAGATGGATGCCGACTTCATCGTTTCAAAATATTGGGCAATGTTCGTTACATCGAACTTGGACACTGATGTGACAGATGCAATCGCTGGATATGCATCATCACAATCAGACCTATCTGGCCCTCATGCGGTGTACAAATAATGCAGTCACTAATGGAAAATAAAGCAGGTAAGAATCTGCACCTTGAACACATTGAAGATGAGATACTTAACTTTGGTGTGCCTGGCGGTAGAGCCGCAATCAACTTCATGCGTTCACTAAGAGATATGTTCTCTGGTGCAAGTCGTAGTTCAGTCAACATGACTGTGAAGTGGGATGGAGCTCCAGCGATATTCGCTGGTGTTGACCCAGAGGACGGTAAGTTTTTTGTTGCGAAGAAATCAGTATTCAACGTAGACCCAAAACTTTATAAAACGGAGGCGGAGATTGATGCTGATTTATCTGGAAATCTTAATTCTAAATTCAAAGTTGCACTTAAAGAACTCTCTAAGTTGGGTATCAAGGGGGTACTGCAAGGTGACCTCATGTTTACAGATGATGTTGAAACAACAACCATTGACGGCACAAAGTATTACACTTTTCAGCCTAATACTATTGTATATGCTGTTCCAACAGATAGTGACCTTGGTAAAGTAATCAATCGTGCAAATATTGGTATCGTTTGGCACACAACGTATTCTGGTTCTACACTACAAGATATGAAAGCATCATTTGGTGCAAATATCAGTAAACTATCTAAACCGTCTACAGTATGGATGGATGATGCAACATACAAAGATGCATCTGGTACTGCAACATTTACTTCTGCTGAAAATGCAGAAGTTACTGCACATCTATCAAACGCTGGTAAAGCATTTCACTCAATCAACTCTGCAAGACTTAGAAAGTTTTTAAATCTACAGAACTCATTGTCAGGTAAACTTGCTGGTGCGTCACTCAAGACATACAATAACTCAAAGGTTCGTAAGGGCGAACCGATTAAAAATCCAAGACAACACGCAGCTGGATATATCACTTGGGTTGAAAACCATTTTGCAAAAGAGGTTGATAAAGTAAAAACTCAGAAAAGTAAAGATGTTCTGATAACAAAAGGTAGAGAATACGCAAGAGAATTTAAGAAAGATTTAACTAATTTAGAGGCTGTCATTGCATTTATGTCTCACTTGGTAAATGCAAAGATGGGGATTGTAAAAAAACTAAATAGTGTTAAGGGTTTGACTGATACATTTATCAAAACTAGTAATGGATTTAAAGTGGTTAACCCAGAGGGTTATGTTGCGATTGATAGAGTATCAGGCGATGCAGTAAAACTCGTTGATAGAATGGAATTTAGTTTTAATAACTTTACTGCGATAAAGGCATGGGATAAATGAGAAATTTTAAAGAGTTATTTGAAGACATAGAAGAAAAGGCTACGTCTGCACAAATCATGCAGAATCGTAGAAAGATGGCAAGACGTATGAAAATCCTTGCCAAGAAATCATCTGTAAAAGCGAAGAAAGCAAGAATGCGTTTAAGACGCCGTGGTACTGATGCACTTCAAGCGGCAGCAAAACGTCAGGCTAAGATGATGGTTATCAAACGTACTTTGGGCCCAGATATTAACTACAAAGAACTCCCAATGCAAAAACGAATTCAAATTGACCAGAAAGTTGTCGCAAAGAAACGTGCGGTTATTGATAAGATATCAAAGAAAATTCTTAGAAAACTTAAAGCTGGTGAGGGTGAAAGAGTTAAACAGGCAAAACTTGCAAAGGCGGAGTCATGAAAAGTTTTAAAGAAATAAATGAGGCAAGAGGTGATACTGCTGTATTTACCTTTGGTCGTTTTAATCCACCTACAACTGGTCACGAAAAACTTATAGATGCACTTGCGAGGGAACAGGGAAAGAACCCAGGCGCTCCTATGTATG